GTGGTATTGCATCTTCTGGAGTTGCTTCAGGTAAAGTAGATCCATCAGGAATGGGTGGTGGTTCAAGGCAAGCTAAATCTTCAGGAGCTCAAGATACAGGCAGAACCGACGGCGGTTGGGGTTGGGCTGACGGTGGTAGAGTTTATCTTTACGACAGACAAGAAATGGCTAATGGTGGTGAAGCAGAGTCTTATGCAGATATAATTGATGCATATAACAATGGTGTAGGAGTTATAGAAGGTGAGTCTTTAACAGATTACATAAGACGAAACAGAATTAAAATTTTAGATCCAACTGAAAAAGCAAACGGTGGATCAGTTAGAAAAGATTATTCAGACGGCGGAAGAGTATATTTATACGACAGGCAGGACTAATGGCCGGACTATTTGAGAATATAGTAGAGACCATAAAAGAAGCAAAAAAAGAAGGTAAACTTCAATACGGTCTTCGATACAATCCAGATTTAAAAGTTGGTGGTGGTTACTACGATGACAATAAAATGTTTGAGGTAGATGTAGATAGAGATGGTGTTAACTTAATGTTTAGAAAAAAATTTGCTAAAGCAGGATTAGTAGACAAAGCTAATAATGTTAAACCAGGTGATGATTTAGGAAGAGGAATTGCTCAAAGATTAAAAGGAAAAAACATTAGATATATTGCTTCAAGTCTAGGAGGTGATTCTTTGACCGAACACAAAACACTTAAAGATGCTAAAGCTCATAGAAAGATGCTAATAGAAAAACATGGCGATCCAAAAAAATCTTTTATGAAATACGAAGGTAAATATAGTTACAAAGAATTAGCAAAAGATCCAGACTTTGTTGATTTTTGGAAATCAAAAGTAGATGGTGATAAAATAGCTACGAGAACCGGTAAGTTTAAAGGAGA